AAAGATACGCCTAAGCACTTATTAGTAGCTATTCGAAACTACTTAAATAAGTATTTCCCTGGGCACCTCCCGCACGATGGAAGGCATACATGCGCTACGCTATTAATTCATATTGGTATATCGGAAGCTACAACAAAAACCATATTAGGTCATCGACATTCGGACGTAACAAATCAAGTATATATCCATAAAGATGTGTCTGAATTAGTAGCAGCCGTAAATAAATTACCTGATAAGGATAGCCTTTTAGGCGAGGATTACGTGTCTTTGACATTCGCCAAAAGTTGAGCAACGGTTGAGCAACCAAGCTGATTTTAAAAAATCTAAAACAATCTAAAATTAAATAAAGCCGGTAAATACGCATATTTACCGGCTTTATAGCATTATTGTATCTGTTTATATAACATATTCATAAAATTATATAAACCCTCTATTTTATTAACATTTTAACATGCTCAACTTCTAAAAGGTGAGCAACAGTTGAGCAACCATTAAGAATTTTTAAGCATTTTAACAGCTTGTATCTTCCGTATTTTCTAATCTATATGGAAGTTTCAGAATTCTAATTAATTCTTGAACAGAAATTTCAGTATACGCGCTAGGCGGTATAACAGGCGAAGTAGCTTCATCTGTAAAATATACGAAATTAATATTTTCAGGCCATTCAAAATTAGGGAATCTACTACCTAGATTAAAGGTTTCCCAATCGTGCTTATACGCAATTAATAAACGCCCGGCACTCGCTAAGTCGTGATTATAAATTATCCCCCAAGCTTCTTCATAAGTTAAAGCCTCACCGATTTCGCTATTAAAAACTACGCGTGTCTCACCTGTCCGTTGGTCGATATGCGTTCTGTGACTAAATACTTGTATCATAGGTCTACCTCCATTATATATACCATTATATATAAATCACGAATAAAATCAAAAAAAAGACCATGCTAGAAATTAATCTAACATGGTCTTTACTACTTTAGGTCAATCCATGAGTCCACCTGCTCATGATCAGGAGATATATGGATCACCTCGCTATCGATGAATTACCACTCCAATTATCGCTCCAGCTCCCGCCACCTGGGATATGTTGCGTTGCATTCGTAGTCTCTTGATTGTGCGGTTGTCCCGCTCTATTTTGTTCTTCAATAAGTCTAAAGAGTTCTGCATTTCGTTTAAGGTAGTTTCTTGCTTCACTGAGTCCGCTTTGGCTTTGGCTAATTCGCTCTCCAATCTGTTGATTGTATTGTGAGCTTCTGTCAATTCTTGCTCCTGCCTCACGACTAAGGTCTGTGCTTCTGTCAATGGAATGCTGGATGCTTCGATTGAGTTCAAGGCTTTCTCGTTGTTGCTCTTGAGCTCGTTCCACTGCGTCAACGGCACGGTGATAGTCGGCTCCGCTTGGTTGGTAGAAGATGTATCCGAGGCAAAGCAAGGCGAGGCACACAGTACTACCGATAAGAATATAGCGGTTACGAGTGCGATTAAATAAGCTTTTGATTCTTTCATACATCACATTCCTCCTGCGTAATCGGTAATACCTCGTGCAATAGCACGGACGATCGTATCTAAATCATTCGTAAGCATAGCATGGTCTTCTTCATTGTCAATAAAAGCCATTTCTACTAATACAGCAGTTGCATCCGTGCCATTCAGTACCCAAAGGTCATCACGTTTTTTAACGCCCCTATCTACTGTATTAATACTTCGGATAATTTGGGATTGGATATCATTAGCCAAGCGTTGCCCATTAAAGGATTTATAGAGGGTTTCAGTCCCTCGAGCTTGCGTATTGAATGCATTGCAATGCAAAGATACAAATATATCTGCGCCCCAAGAGTCAGATTCGGAACATACAAGGCCTAAATCATCATCTTGTAACGTGCGAACTTCGCACCCTGCTGTTTCTAAATAACGCGCCAACATCTTGCCCGCATCACGGGCAACGTCACATTCGCGTGTACCATAAACCGGATTCACCGCACCACTATCTAAGTTAATGTCGTGTCCTGGGTTAATAAATACTTTCATCGTTTATCCTCCTTCTCCAATTGGTCAGGGACGCCGTTACCGTCCTTATCTATCCAAAGTGCCAAGAACCCTACAAGGGCTGTTAATACGCTAGGGATAAATATATGGTCGATAATATTTATCCCTGTATTAATAATTTTTATTGTCATATCGTCAGCATAGCCACGAATGAATACCATAATGTATTCGCTAACAACTAGTAAAATAGGCACTAGCATGACAAATACTAGCGCCCTGGTAGCAAATATTCCTGTAGGGTGGAAATTGGCCCCACTAACGGATCGATATGATTTTTTAACTGTACTGATGAGATTTGGTGGTATGTTCATGTAGTTCCTCCTTAATATCATCAACACGAGCCTCGATACCATCAACACGAGATGTTAATTTTACGTGCTCTGTGTATGCTTTGGTTCGTTGCTCACGTGAAAGTTTGATTTCTTCTTTCAAGTCCTTCAACGTATCGGTAAGCGCGCCCATTTTTTCTTGGAGCATCAGATTATCTTGCATTCTTTGAAGGTCTAATTTTTCAAGTAAAGGAATAACCAACAATCTATACCCTGCCCCAGCAACTACACCTACTATTGTGAGCGTAGTTAAAATATCATTTAGTTCAAATTGCCATGTCCACATTCAGCAACTCCTTTCTATTCCCATGAAATCAGTTAATTCTTGCCTTTCTTCTCCATGTGTTAGCTAATTATTCATTATTTAACTCCTATAAGTGTTCTAAATCAGCTATACGTTTCTTTAAAGCTTCAATATCTTTATTGTATTGTTCTTTAGGAACATAGTTATTTAAATCGGAATACTTAGCAAAGGATCGTGCTTGAATGTTATTAACATAACGGCTAGCCGCATCGCCAGGCGTTAAGGCGTATTGTCCAATTTCCGTTTTTCTAATAAAACTACCTAAATCACCTTTATAAGCAAACGTTTGAGCCGCCCAGCCTTTTTGAGCATAATGGTTATTGGCGTCTGTTCTAGATAAATAGTTATTTAGCTCTGTTTTGAGTGCGTATTTAGATAAATCCACACTACCACCAGGACCACCCGTACCGCCAGTACCAGGAGGCCCTGGAGGACCTTGCGGTCCTGGGTCCCCTTTAGGGCCTTTAAGTGCTGCAAGTTGTTCGGGAGTAAAATCACTATATTTAAATGGCTCACCATTATCGCCCTTCGGCCCTTTAAGTGCGTTAAGTTGGTCTTGTGTAAAATCGGAAAATTTAAAAGGTTCACCTTTCGGCCCTGGTGGTCCTTGTAGTCCTCTTTCACCGTCTGCTCCACGCTCCCCAGGAGTTCCAGGTTCACCTTTAATGCCAGGTGGTCCTTGCAAGCCTTGTTCGCCTTTAGCTCCTTTTAAATTCTCTAATTGCTCTGATGTGAACATATCATAAGTAAACGGCTTCCCTTCTTTACCAGGATCACCTTTAGGGCCAGGGTCGCCTTTACGACCGTTAACGCCATCTTTACCGGGAGCACCAGGGAGGCCAGGAGGACCTTGAATACCTGGAGGACCTTGAATACCCTGTAACCCTTGCTCACCGTTTATTCCGTCAACACCATTTCGACCAGGTTCGCCCTGTGGTCCTGGAGGACCTTGCGGTCCAGGATCTCCCTTTGGGCCTTGCAACTTAACAATTTGCATATTGTCTTTGACTTTAATATTTTCATCGCCGTCTTTGATGTGGATGCTATTAACAGGAGAAGGTTTCAAATATACGTTTTCTTCGTTCATATCATTTCCCCCTATTGCTGATACCTTCAATTATGTCAACTTGCCCTTTAACAAGGCATTTAATAGGGCGGTTGCCATTCCAAATGAATAAATCCCATTGATATTTACCAGCTTCTAAAGTGTTTGTATCAAGTGAAAGAGTGATTTTAGATGCTTCATCGTTTTCTAGATTGTCAGTAGATACACTAATATCAAACTTTGCTTTATAATCTTCGTCCGTCCGATATTTACGAACACAGGCGAATAGATTTTCACTCGCCACAACATTGTTATACCCAATGTTAAGAGAAATTAACTCCCCTTTGATTGCATTAAAGTTGTGTAGGACTGGTAGCATCTGTATCATCCTTGTCTGAATTTAGTAAATCATTATGTACGCATCCTTCAGTTGGACACGTTCCATCATCATTAAGAACTTCCCAACAGTACTCACAAAATTCCATTACAGGAACTTTACTATCACCGATATATTTAGGCATATTATTGCACCTCCTTGATTCGTGCTACCATTTCATTATTCAACTTGATATATTGTGCGCTAATTGCATTAGTAGGTTTCCCCATAAGTAGCAATCGGCGTTGAGCCTCTTCCAGTGTTTTAAATCGAGGTTCATATTCGGCTTTTATAGCGTTTATTTTTTCTTCCTTTGTTGGAATGTATTCAACTACTGGTGCGTCTTCGAATATGCCATTTTTATAAACTTTTCCATCAAGAAAAGCATCTAACATAGCATCTCCGCCATATATATATTGAGCAGCATCAGGATATTGTTCTTTAGCTTGCTTAAGCAAAGCCTCTTCACCGATAGGTACTATCATATTATCTACAATGGACGTAATCCGACGTCCATCTGCATCAAGTACATGGATATAATTATTCATATATACCTCCTAATTAATGAAAGGATATAACAATGAATAGCACTATTAAGCACTACCCAAGAAATGCGTATCTCCGTATGCACCGCAAAAGTGCGTGCGTCGAGACATTTAAAAGTATTTATGAAAAATGGCTGCCTACTCGTGTTGGAGTCGTGAGTAAATCAGCCATTGAATCATATCGCATTGCCTATGATCATATTCAATCAATTGCTAATATACCTATTAACTTAATTAAATATTCTGATATGCAATGCGTTATTGATATCATGAGAAATAACGGCCTTTCTTATGCATCTGCTAAGAAGGTACGTACATTACTTTCATTATTATCTAAATATGCAATTGTTAATGATATTGATATTAAGGATTACACCCCATTTCTTAATCTTGGCCACGATGTTAGTGTTTATCCGCATAAGCCATTTACTCGCCAGCAGATTAATCGATTATGGAGCCTTAATACTACCGATATTTGTGGCATTCTAATACTTTTATATACAGGCATGCGATGTGGTGAATTGCTATCCTTACGTAAGAACGATATTAATCTCCGCACTAAATGCCTTATAATTCGTCAATCCAAAACTGAGGCTGGCCGTAATCGGTTAATTCCTATTCATAGTCGAATATTACCAATAGTTACAATCTTGTATCACAATTCATTTGATAAAATACTACCTATTTCTTATGCTCAATTTAGCAAGCAATTTAAATCGGTAATGGCAGCTATCAACTGTTCCCACTCAACACATGACTGCCGCCATACAGTAGCTACCTTATTAGATAAATACGGCGCATCACCTACTGCAACTCGTGCTATTCTTGGGCATAAGCATGGAGATATTACAACTAAAGTCTATACCCATAAGGAATTGCGTGAGTTGCGTAAAGCTATTGAATTGTTACCTTAGAGCCAATGGGGAAAGGCAGACATTACAGTTGCTAGGACTATATATGATGGAGCTAGTAACTTTATAATACCTTTTACTTTTCCTCCGTTCGTCGCAGTCACTAACATAGCGCCGTCAACGTTAGATAATGATAGTTGGACGAGTAGTGCTGTTAAGGAAATAACAATAAATAACTTCACTTATATGTCTGCACAAAATAACGTTACCTCTATACGTTGGGGTGCTATTGGATTTTAGCCAATGGGGACAATTCAAAGAAAACCAAGCAAATGTATCATATCTAATTTCTTACATAGAAATATACGGAACCGTAACTATGATGAAGGATGAGCCTAAGAGGCTGTATGAAGCTAGCATTCGAGCTAATAATATTACCACTACTGGATTTGAATTACATAGCGGGTATGTTGGTAATCATATTGCCAAAGCTATAAATAATGGGTTTTGGATAAACATAGGTCGCTCATAACCAATGGGGAGTAAGTGGAGAGGATGGGCAATTCCATAGTTGGATACTTCCTTATTCTACCTGCTTTTTTGCTAAATCTGAATACCGAAATCCACGTGAAGCAGATTGGAATTTAATCACAGAATATGACCAATTAAAATTCAAAGTATGGTTCACGAATGATAATGTATTTAAGTACCCAAATATCAAATGTAGTGTGTTTTCGTTTGGTATTTCAACCTAATAACCGAATGCCATCCACGCTAATCGAAACTGTACATATGACCAATCCCAGTCAATCCACGTATAAAAGACTGCCTCTTCTTTTGTCGATTCTTTAGGTGCATGAGCTATATTAACAAATGTATAATGGTTAACTTTGTCGTTTGTCTCAGTTTGACCGCTCGCAAACAATATCCCGTGTTCAAAAGATATAGGCAATTTGCAATGATAGGCCTTTTTACTGGTAATCAAATCTTCATAGTTTTGGTTTCCATATCCCCATTGGCTAATTAGTAACCGATGGCAAAATAAGCAAATCCTTGGGCTGTACCGCTAGACTTACTTTCATCAGTAATTAATTTACACCCCGTGTTGGATTCATTTGTATAGTAGATTGTATAATTGCCTCCTTCCACACTATTACGTTTTAATACAGGGAAAACGCCAAGGCATATACTAGCATATGCAGTAGGAAATATTACATCGTAATTGTAACCATCTCCAATTGAAATATTCTTCTTACTTCCCCATTGGATAGTGAATCCATTTGCAAACTTCACGAAACCGCTTTCTCCAAAGCGTTGCGCCACTATTCCACCTTCGCCTAGCTTGGTTTTTATATCTTTCAGAGTAGCGACTGGATTTTCTTGCCAGTCAGTCGCCCCAAGGATTTTGGCGATTGCATCTGTAATTGCTGGATGCGATGAAATATCTGTGTTATGAGTGGATAATTGATTCTTTAAATTCTGAAGTAGTCCCCCGTGTGCTCCTGGATCCGTATTATGCGCTTCCAAATCATGCACAGAGGCTACCCCATTATCGGAAATAATCGCTTGCACCTTTTCAGCGTTGCCAATTACGGTAGTAATTGTGAATGTGTAGCTATCCATCGGCGTATTCTTGTCAGGGATGTAGTCAACATAGTTACCCCCATTTGTGTAAGAAAATAGCACCTCTTGTCCGTTCTCACCGGCTTTTGCTATGAGCCCGATTTCTCGTGCGTAAAAACCGGCTTCAAGGTTTTTATTCGAGAGTAAGCCTTGTACCATGAATTGGCCGTCGCCTGTCTTAACGCTTTTAGTAATCGCTAATTCTAAGCGCTTATCAGTCAACGCTGTAGCGCGTGGAATTGATGCGGGCATATCGCCTGCACCGATAACGATTTTTGTAAAAATCAAAGCTTGCTTACTAGCATTAGCTTCCGCAATAGTATTTGTCCCCGCCATTGTAGTAATGACGGCAGGATATTTTGCCATGTAAACCTCCTATATGTGAATAAATTGGTGAACAGTAATTACGCCACCGATATAAAGCTGTTGCGTTTGTGGGCCTGTCGCGATTTTTAAGTTGGGTTCAGCTACGGCGCTACCCGCTGCTGTTGCAATACCTCCAACATACACGCCTCCTGAATTAATAGCATGCACATATTCGATACCATCTAGCCAGGACCGCTTATTCTTGACGAAATCTAATATACGTAGCACGCGCTCCCGTATATTGGGAGTCATCATATAGCCGGACATCTGCAGCTTAAAATGATAAGGCTTGCCGCCCTCATAGCCCCAGTTCTCCACGACTTCACAGTCTGAATACAGTTCGCCGATGGCTTCTTCTACTAATCCAACGGTGCCCTTTCTTCGATGCCAAGCGATAGAACTCAAAATTAATTTAATCTTTTGTTCTCTCGCTACAGCTTCATCGTAGAAGTCAACGTGTAAATGCCAGGCTAACTCGTCAAGTATTGGCGTGCTTAATTCATTAAGATGCGACAAGATAGTTAGTCTATCCACGAACGGCATCAACGCCATAAGTTTCAACGTAACCACTTCAGCTAAGGCTTGAACATTAGCATCATTAGCAATCGAGCTTGGCAGAGTATCCTTTAATTTGAATTTGTAGAGATCATTCATGCTCTACACCTCCATATGTGATAGTCTTACCAATACATTGCGCCAATTCCACTTGGTAGCCCTCTTCTTTCTTACCGTCTTTCACGACGGTAAATATAGGCGATGTTACACTAACACGCTTAGCCCCTGCTTCCATTACACGCCGAATCAATTCAGAAGGAATGATGTCGCGCCCTACTTTTCCGGATTGCCATGTTATGTAATCCGTAACAGCCGCATCCACACGACTTTTAATCGTATCAGCGTAATACGAATTATCTGAATCAATATAGTACTGAATATCGATACTATAATTCTTAGCAATTGGCGCTTTTACAGACACATTATCAGTAAGTGGCCGCACCTTCTTATCGGTGAGCGTAGCTTCTACTAATTTAAGAATTTCTTCCCCTGCAATTTCACCAGATACAAGACCCGGATATACAACTACATCTCCTGGCTTAGGTGATACCACCTTTACGGAACTAATAAGAGCGGATGCTTTTTTGGTGAAAAACTCATAGGCCCCTTCCGCACCGGCACAAGAGAAGCTTTCAGGTGCTTCCCTAATACGTTCACGGAATGCATCGTCTGTCTCCGTATCGGCGCCTCCTTCTGAGATTGTAATATTTGTTACACTAGCGATATATGGGATTGGATCTACAAGAGTGGTAATTGACCCTACTGGATAGCCATTCCCTTTAGCCGAAGCTTCTGTGCATACCGCTTTTACTTGTATCATAGTTTCAGTAGCTGATAAGTAGTAAGGCTCAGTTAGTGCAAAAAATGCACCATCTCCCGAAGTAAATCGTGTACCTTTTGGAATAGCTATACCTTCAGGCCGTGCCATTGATGCGGTCAACTTCATAGTAGTGACTGCACCAGTTGCCTGTAACCGTTCTACGCCTAGGGCTATTCCTATGTGGTCTAGGTTGTTGCCTCTAGCATATGCCAGTAGGTTTTGCTTGCCTGTATCATTGATGCGGTTAAGCAATAAAATCACAATATTAGTAATCGCTAAAAGAAATAAACGGATAGGGTCCGCTGGTGCTAACTTTCGCCCAGTAATAGAAGAGTAGAGGGCGAATATTTCCTTTTCAACGGCTTCTTTATCCGCCGTGACAAAGTTGATTTCAGGTAAGTTCATTATTATCGCCTCCACGGTGGTAAATTAATAGTCGCCCTTATATCTACATCAGGGCATTTCAGAATAAGATTAGCAGGCAATATCACATATTGAGCGTACTCTTGATTGGCTTCTAACAGCACATTCATATAGGCTTCGCTGCCATACACTTTAAATGCGATACCGTCCCACATATCTCCTTGGATGGTTCTATACGGATTCATAGCCACCTGCACTTTCTAGCCATTCGTCTTTTATAGCGATTGATACTTTGGGTATTAAATGCCCTTCTTCGGCATCAGTTGCAACAGTGCTTTCAAAATCTACTGACACAACTCTGCAACGTGGCTCATATTCGGTAATAGCACGAATCACCTCTGCAGATATTCTGGCCATTGCTACGGGCAGTGGTAGGTCAATGACAGTACCATCTATACCGAACCGCCTATCAAGCGGTACAGAAAATTGCGTTGTAGAAATAATGGTCCGCACATTTTGAATAATCTCAGTAAGAATATCTTTGGGGGCAAAATCAATGCCGCCAAGACGAGCGCTTACGTCAATTTGCATTTGTATCGCCTCCTTGTTTAGGTGTGATTACAACTTTAGGAATATCAGGGGCCTCCTTCAGCGTTACATTAATAGATGCAGACAATACATTACCTCGATTATCAATCGTATTCATGGCGGCACTTATACTTGTAATCAGTAATTTGTGCTCACTAAATGGCTTACCGTTAATAATCAACTGTTCGGCTTGCCCTTCACGGCACATCTTGGACACCTCTTCAATTTCTTTTAGAGGGTCAACGCCTAATAACTTATTGAAGTTCATCGTAAAAGAAATTTCATCCGCATCAGGCCCTAGGAATTCAAGTATAGGCTTTTGCCCTATAATTTCTTGTGATGCTGTTCGTGCGCTGATATTCCGTGCCAATGCATCGAACGTACGCACCGTGTGAGAGGATGCCACAAACACAATTTTTCCAAAGCTTCCTAATTGGCGTTGTGGTAGATATCCTCCTAAGCCAAACTTATCAGCTAAATTAGATAGGCGGGAGTAAGCCACATCGCCTAATTGCGTATTTTGTAAATTCTTTAAACCTTGTGAATTAAGGTTCTTCTTATAATTGGCGGCAGTACTGCCTAATTTACTAAATAAAGATATGTTACTCACCTCCTATCAATTCGGCGTGCCTGTGTTTCCGCCACCAGGAACGACGCCACCATGTGTATGAGATACTAAACTAATTCCGTTAACCACTACATCCCCAGAAGGAGCATTAATAGTTAAATTACCGGTACAATTAATAACAAGACCTCCTCCGTCCGCATCATATGAGACGGTCGAGCCGTCCGCAAATTTAATGCCGTGGATATTCTGTCCATTAAAAGAGGGCTTATCCTTGGCATTGTAAGTAGTGCCTAAGATGTAGCCCTGGGACAAATTATTATCTTGTGGTAGGAATAAACACAATACCTGTTCGCCAACACCTGGCATCCAGTAGTGTTTATTATCTTGTGATCCATGGGAAAGTACTTCGAGTGGATACGATACTAAATCGTCTCGGTCCGGAAATGTTACCCTTGCCGTCATGGTTGAAGGGTCCGTACTAGATACGATGCCGTCACGAATTAAATTTTTTAACGCCACACTAATATCCATCTAGGCACCTCCTTATATCTAGACTTTGTGTATATCCGCCCCCTACCTTATGGGAGCATTTACTAATGATATACTTGCCGTCGAATTTACCGAATCCTTTTAAATTGATTGTGGCTGATGCAGCCAATACGATATGGCCAAGCATAGCAACAGAACCAGTGATTTCATTCTTGTTCTTTTCGCGTAGCTTTTTCTTGGCCAAACGTTCGGCTTCTGCTTGAGTCTCACAACTTTGGTTAACTTGTAATATCTTGCCTTGCGTTTTGTGAGGGTCCTTAAACGTATACTCAATAGTACTCTTTTGCTTAGTGCTCTTATGCTTCACGTGGCACCCCCAATACACATCCTTTAATGACGTCTTTAAAGAATAGCTACCTTGATAAGGAATGACTTCCCCAAGCTCCTTAATTTGTTCTTCTGTAAGGTCTGTAGGCATGGGCCCCTTAATTAGCGTTGCGACTACTTTTTCTGTTTCGAATTTTGTTTCATCAAAAATAATCACTTGCTTATCTGAAACCTTTAGCGCCAGTCCGTTATCCTTACAGACTTTCATCAAGAATTCTAAATCAGATTGGTCCGATTGCTCGACCCTGTCTAAATTGATTGTTTCAGGTGTATCGTAAAACAATTCAAGCCCCGCTCCTTTTGCGAGCTCCTCCGCAACAGCTTTTAGAGTAGTCTTCTCCCATGACTTACTCTTTAATTCCCCTCTTAACTTGGATTCATCTGGAACACTAACAGCACCGATAGTGACTTCATGCGGTGGATTCTTACAGGTAATTTCATCAATTTCAAACTGGCCGCATTTCATCTCTATCTCGTCTCCGGGTTCTTTCCAGTTGTGGAATACGATTGATGCGGTTAGCTTAGCCCCTTTTTCAGGGAACCAATCGGACATCCAAAGCTCTTCTATATCATGTAGTGTAATTGATATATCATCAGCCTCGCCGGACATGACATCGTTAAAGCTGAAATCCTTTAAATACGGAACCAGGTCTTGTGTGATGTCCTTTTGGTCATACTGCAGTTTCACAGTCACATAGCGCAAATTACTAGGCATAACTTACACGCCCCTTCCGGTTTTGGATTTCAGCAAGGCGTGCTTCTAAGTCATCCATTGCGCCCCCTACTGCACTTTTAATTTGTTGAACCGCGCTTGCATCCGCATTACCATTAATAGTGATATTGATCGGTGCGGAGACAGATACAGCGGAGTTACCTTCACTAGGTAACAGCCCCATCATAGCGCCTGTTTGCTTCCATAATGCTTCAGCTCTTGGCGTGCCATTAAGTGGAATAGCCGCCTCTGCCGATTCTTCGGCAAATGTAGTAAGGAACGAACCTTTGCCGTAAATACCGCCTTTCGCGTTATGCTGTACAGTTTGCCCATTCGCCGTTGCCGTGCCTTCTACTCTGGCTTGAATTGGCTTACTGAAAATGGATCTAACCCATTCCCATTTTTCACTAATCCAATCAAACAGACCTCCGAGTTTACTCATAACCCAGTCATAGAATTGGCCGAGCGCGGCTTTAGGGTCTTCCCATAATAGAGTAAACCAGGCTTTCACTTGGTCCCAGTTGGCAATTAACCCCATCGCCGCATAAATCAGCCATCCTATAGGACCGGCCATGAACGCGATAATGGCAGCGGTAGGGGATTCCCACATCGATGTGCAGAAGTCGGACACAATTTCAAAATGAGTGACTAACCACGCCAAAACACCAATTAATGCGGCAATAGCTAATATCACCAATCCTATCGGATTAGCACTCATCGCCGCATTTAACAACCATTGCGCCGACGCGGCCGCATAGGTCGCAACTGTACCTGCTATCATCGCCGCTTTATGGATGCCCGATGCAATCACATTGCGCATAGTTGCCACACGTTCCGATTCCATCATAAGCCGATAAGCCGCATGTGCTGCCGTTACGCTGAAGTAAACCGCTTTCACTGCTTTATAAGCAATTACCATGCCGGCTACAGCTACGCTTGTTTTGATTATGGCTTCCGTAAGCTCCGGATGTTGCCCCGCAACCTCAGCGACGTAAGCAGCTTCGTTTGCTAAGGACTCGCCTAATTCTGCAAGGGTAGGTAACATTGTGCTACCGATTGCGATTGCTACTGATTCAGTTGCAGATGAAAGTTTAATTAGTGCTCCGCGTGCATTATTTTGCATCGTATTAGCCATTTCCTCAGCAGCGCCGTCACTGTTTTCGAGTTCCTTCGTTAAATTATCTAACGCATCAGGTCCTTGATCAATAACAGATACCCAAGCTGATGCGGCATTGGTACCGAAGATAGTCGCAAGCGTTGCAAGCTTTTGTTCCTTACTCATATCCTTGGTCTTATCCGCTAAGTCGCGAACGATAGCGCTCATCTTGCGTGGCCCATTGGTATCATTCATAGCAATACCTAGGCTATCTAATGCGGCTCTTGCTTCTTCTTGTTGTGCCGTTGCTTCACTTAATGAAAGCCCCATTTCCTCTATCGCTTTAGTCGATTTAGAGGAAGTACCCGCTAAACGCAAGAACCCTGAACGTAATGCAGTACCGGCTGCAGATGCCTTAATACCGCTATTGGCCATAAGCCCAGTAAGTGCAGCCGTTTCTTCCAAGCTGGCACCAAAGGCGTGCGCTACTGGTGCGGCGTACTTCATTGTTTCGCCCATCATCTCGACAGTTGTATTTGTCTTGGTGGTAGTCTTAGCGAATACGTCCGCCATATGCCCTGCGTGTTCAGCACTTAATCCAAACGCAGTAAGGTCATCGGATACGATGTCTGCAGTACGTGCCAAATCCGTATTACTAGCTGCTGCTAAGTTCAAAAGCCCTGGCATACCTGCCATGATTTGTTGAGAGTTCCAACCAGCCATGCCTAGATATGTCATGGCTTCGCCTGCTTGTGTGGCGGAGAACATAGTTTTTTGCCCGAGTTCGCGAGCGGTGGCCGTCAATTGTTGCATTGCCTTATCGTCAGATACGGTGATTGCCTTTACCTTTGACATCACTGCTTCAAAGTCTGCTGCTTTAGATAGCATTCCAACGAGCGGAGCGGCCATTACTGCGGTAGTGGCCATAGTGCTACCTAAATCACTACGAGCACTTTTAGCATTAGCGTCAGCGGCAATTTTATTTTGCATTGCTTTTCTGAGTTTTGCGTCTTTAGCTGCCGTTTGGTCAAGCGCTTTGCCAACCTTCTCCGTTGCGTTGCGGTACGAGTCCATGGAAATAACGCCTTGCTTTAATGCAGAATCCAACGCCCTTTGTTGAGCTTTCAGCTCGGTCATTTTAGAGCCGTATTGCGTCAACGTGCCCTTTGCTTGCTGCATCGAGGTTTTAAAGCCTTGGGCTAATGCGCCGTTTATAGCAAAAGCAATCTCAAATACTTTACCCGCCATAGTTCCTCCTTTCTTTTAAATTTGTATACGCAAAAAGCGCTTGATGGATCATTCCTCATCCCCCCTCAAGCGCTTTTCATCTTCAAGAACAAATTCTAAATCATCTATCCAATTTGCTATTTCAGCAATTGGGGTAGACATCCAAAAGTCTATGCCTCCACATTCTCTAAGGCGGATGGCAATTCTTCGGCATTGTTGTCCGGGAGAAGTCCCATTTTCTCTACCGAACCACGCAATAAAAAAACGCTTACCTCTGCGCACATTTCAGTAAATTCAGAGATTGGCATTGTCATTAATACCTTTGCGCTTTCCTTTAAGGCTATGGCGGCAACTTCTGCCTGAAACCGTTTAGAAAATGTAACGTCTGGGGTCATATCGCCTTCACGGCGGACACGAAGTTCCGCCTTTGTGAAGTCAAACCCAGTTAAATTGTTTAAGCCGTCAATTAGTTTTTCGCGATCATATGTAGCCATTATTTACCCAATGCCTCCCTTACGGATGCTAAGTAATCAACACCATTGATTACACAAACATAGTTGAATTTATCAATTTCAGTACGAGTTTTACCACCGACAGTCATTTTGAAATATACAATTTCAAACTCTGTAGAGGTATCGGTTTTACTTGCCTGTTCAAATTTGCCAAGACCGATTTTCTTAGGCATCACTTTGGCATATACGCTAACTGCTTCCGGTACTAATTCACCTTTTGCAGAATCGTATAATTGTTGCGCACCACGAATTTCGATATCATGCACCTTTTGACTAGCAAGGTCAGTCACATCTTTGTCAATGGTATTCCATTTAATGGACATGTTCATTGCCTTAGTTTGACCAAGTACACCCAAATCAACTTCGCCGGCAATGCCTGCGCCCTTGATGGTATCGCTGATAAATTCGATATCAGGTAAGGTTACATCGGCGTAACCATATAATTCTCTGCCAGAGCTAAAAATGGCAAAGTCAATCAACTTATCTCTATGTTTAGCCATGAGTTACCTCCCTTTTTAATTAAATAACGTGCTCATGTAAGACGAATCATATTCTTGGATGAAGTCGATTTCACGAGCTGGCGTTGGAACGCCTAAATATACATGGAATCGATAAATTCCGTTCAACAAATCTGTTATTGGGTTTTCAGATTCCAAAAATTCAACACGGGCCCCAAGAAGCGCGCCGGATGCTACGTGACCATTTAGCCAAGCGTTGGCACTATTTACGACGTTATTAATCAATCGTTTATTTCCTGGGTCATCAATTTTAGACCAGAAGGATGTAATCAACGTGTTAGATACCCAGTTAAACATACGACGTACAGGGATAAAGGAATCTTTAACATCTGTATTTGATGGATAAGCCGTTGTACGATTGCCCCAAGCTCTCCAGCCTCCAATGAAATTAAGCGCAGTAACGACGCCCTGGCCGTTCAAATACGCGGCTTCATCTGGGCCTAGATAGATTTCAGTACCGTCTTTTAATACGGCGCTATCTGCTTGCAAGGACTCATTAGATGGAGACTTGTAAGGAATATCGTCATATTTAGCGTCTGTCTTAGCCATAAGACCTGCGAGTTGTGTGGATAAATGGAATTGACGATTAGCTAACGCTACTTTTGGCCAACATAAAATTTGACGTTCATCGACGTAGTTCTTTTTATTTTTCCATTCACTAACGGCAGTTGCTTTTTTAATTTCATTCGTAGGTGCATCGCACAAGGACATAGCTTGGAACATGCCATTAATAGTAGTTTCTTTTGCTTTCATAACTGCTGCTACAAGCGTGTTATGAGACCAGCCTGGCGCCAATAAGTTACCAGGGATTAAGCCAAAGCGAGGGAATACTTCATTAATAAGTTCCAAACCTTTACGCTTACCTTCAGTATCCACACCGCCGACGATGTCATCTGCCGTTACCATAGATGGGTCTACGTAATCATAAGTTACCCAAACAGATGTTGCGCTATTAAGTGCCCCTGTAGATACAATCCCAATAAGCAATTTGCCTTCATCGTTAAAGGCCGCAGTGTAATCAACATTGATAGTTGACGCCGCTCCGCCATTGGTAGCAGATACCTTTAACGTATTGAGTAATACAGGGTCTTCAATTGTCACGACTTTATCCTGAATTTGTTTTTGCGTTGATGCCAAAGTCTTCTTATGTTTCTTCGGATCAAGAACATTGATAAAAACTACTGGTGCCATTCCAAATAAAGAGAATTGGGAGTACATAGCTTCGCATAGCGTGTATTTATCCCATTCTTTAGAGTAGCCCAATTGAGTAGTGGCAGATGCGTAGTTATAGCACAATACGGCTTTATTAGCTTCCGCAGGGTCTGTAGCTAAGTGCACAGGTGCGGTACCAACATATACCGGTAAGGCTGCCGTAGCTTCTGTCATAGAAATAAGGGAAGTAGGTACCTCTCTTGTATAAATTCCGTGTCTATAGTTTCCCACTATCTACGACCTCCTTTTTTAAATTCAAGGTAAGCAGTGTTCATCGCTGTACCTTCTGTTGCTAATTCTTGCTGTGCTTCTGCAATCTTATTAATTGGCACAAACAACAAGCGTAGCATTGCTTTATCTTCACCTACCGTAGCAGGAATGCCATCAATATAAACGGTACCTGTGGAAAGACCTAATTCAGCACTATTAGGACCTAAGTAGATTACTTGTTTAGCATCTTTAAATGTAACTGTTTTTTCCGCAGTCTCAATTGCTTCATTTACAATTTCAACTGGTGCATCAGCTTTTGCCATAAATAATCATCTCCTCTCGTATTTGTTCGATATCATATTTAACTGTCATAAACCCCTCCCAATACGGATAGGCTTGATCCGGAGGGATGTCGGTATCAATTCCGTGTTTATCATCCATTACTAAACGGTACCGCTTAGCAATAACGGGATGGGCCAGTAGCGCTTGCCTTGTGGTTTCTAAGAAATTGGTAATCTCCATCCAGCCCTTTTCCACATCCTCGGAGTATACGCCGTGGATTAGAAATAGTTGGACAGTTGACCCCTGCAAGGTATCCTCAATCTTATTAATGCGAATAACAAGATGTGGATATTGGTCCTCCCTGGATGATTCTTTCATTTTTAAAAATCCCGGTACAACTAATAAAGGATTCCCCTTTACTTGTGCGTCATCGCTAAAGTAATTAGCGTGCACCTGTTTTAGGAACGCCCCCAAATCGGTTGCTAATTGCGTAGGTGTCATCGATTACCCTCCTATTAATGTGTCGAGCGCGAGTTCCATTTGCTTTTGCAATTCCTGCTCTGCTTTATTCCCAACAAAAGCGGATATCTTGGCATCACCCAATATGCTTGGTACTGATGGGCCGTGAAATTGCCCTATCGGATACCTGTCCACACCCTTACGATACATCGCCCCGATATGTCCACTTCTCATACGAGCAATAAAAGCATTAGGGATTGGCCCTCCGCCTCCATTCCGCATTACTTGTGCTTTGACTATACGCCCTCTCCGTTTAGGCGGACTTTTTGGCGTAACTCTAAATTTAGTTAGGGCTATTGGTCTACCTTTAGATCGAATAAAGGCAGATAAGGTCATGCCCGCCTTATCCACCTTTATGGTTTTATTAATATTCGCTTTAGTAATTAGGTATTCTTCGTTAACACGATCAACTGTAGCCTTTTTGATTTTAGGCAACGCCTTGTTTATAGCTTTTGCGGTAGTCTTCGGAGTACCAACAACTAATGCGTCTATCTTAGCCAACCCGTTTTTCAGCCCTTTTATGTCAATAGTTACACTCACGAGTTATTCCCCCTAAGGACAATGCTTAGCATACCCATGTCATCTTCACATGATTGGACCATCATAATGCGGCCGTTAAAGCGAAAAATTTGATTGTACTCCGGCACCTCAGGTAAATTCCACTTGGCCACGTGTACTATAATCGTATCGTAAATCAACCCATCAATATCCTGGCCCATGATTTCGACATGTTGCTTATCGGTAAGACCTTCCGCCACAGCATAGCACTGCGTACCATTTAGGTTATGTACTTCGGCAAATTCATTGGAATTGATAAACACCTTTTCAATGTCATTTTGCGCAAAGTCCTTAAATCCCATGATTATTCACCTAAGATATTGATGAGTTCTTCACGAGTAGCGTTTTCCGGAACATCCAATTGTTCAGCAGAGGCCATTACGCGAAGTGCTTCATCAGATAAGAGTTCCAAGTTGACGTCCGCATCAGAAGCAAGGATATCGGAAATCATGTCCGCCTTTGTGGCTTTGCTTGCAAAGTCAAGACCAATAGATTTACCATAACCAGCGATATCCGCATTCGTCATAACGCCAAGAGCTTCGGCTAACGAGTCTGCTGCATTGTTTTTATCACCAACTACAACAGCTGCGCCTAATCGAATTAGGCGCTCTTCCTCATCTGCAGTTAAATCGGAGATAACATCACCGGGGTTATACACATAATCGCCGGTATTAATCGCGTGCTTAGCTTGTACAGGCATTAGTCTTACCTCCTTTCAATTACAATACGTCCGCTACGAAGTAGGAATCTACATCAAATGGAACGTAAATAGGGCGAGATTGTAATTCCAAAAATACCGCATCTGGGTCACGATTAACCAATCGACGTAATACATATTCGCCTTCATAGGTTACAAAGTCCATACCTTCGCCAGGGATGATTGTATTCGCACCATACAATTTAGTGAATTTAGCCATATCAGAAGCCACCAACAATTTACCGGTAGGTACCATTTCCTTTTCTTGGCCATCTGTTGGATCTACGTAATAGTTATCGTAAGTAAACACGTTACATTGGATTTGGCCACCCATGAAACCTACATATACAGCACCTTCCGCCATTTGTTCAAATTGCAAAAGACCCATTTCTGTACGACGATTATCAAATAATGCCAAGATTTTTTTATCAGAAAGCATTACTTCTAATGTTTCAGAGTTCATGACCAACGTATTTGGATTAAAACCAGATGCTTTCAAGCATTTCTTTTTCCATTTGATAATGTTAGCCACAATTTCTGCAGCAGATTGGCCCCAACGTGCAGTACCAGATAATGTTTCTTTATTTGTAAAATTAAAGTCTACAACGTCATCAATGCCTTCGCCTTTGATGTGTGCCTGACCATTGAGTAATACGTCTGCCGCCATAACTTCTTGAGAACGTACCAAGTTATCCTTTAATTCTTGTGTATCCTGCGCCAAGAGTAGGATAGCACGTTCTTCAGGAGTTACAGTGCCCGCAAACGGCTGTTCGCCTGCTTGGCGGACCTTGATATCATTTTCTGTGATAGGGCGTTTTTCTTTCTTTTGCGCAGGTTTATACGTGGTTGTAGTCATGCCTGTGCGTTGAGATAAAGGCGCTGTAGAGTTAGGTGCCACCCAAGGTGTAATAGTACGGCGACCTTTTACAATGTCAAATGAAACTGTTTCTGTTAAGAATGTTTTTGTATCTTTGAAAAATAAGTCTTTCAAAAAGGATGGCACATCGGGAGTACGACGAACCACCGCAGCAAGTGTTTTTGGTGCGTAAATATTATCCATGTATCCTCCTTATTAACGGAAATAAATGTTGCGGGCTTCAGCTTTCGCTGTGAAGCCTTCCGCTGTTTTGCCAGAAGCAAATACTAAATTCGCTGTAGCAAACTCGCCTGTTACAGCAATTTCGGCTACTACATCGCCTTTCGTAGCATCGATATCAGCTAATGCTACGCCGTATACATCAGTATCCGCACGTTTAGCTTTTTTAGAAGTAGCTTCTAATTCTAATACTGTGCCCGCTTTGATTACTGCGGCATCTTGACCGATTGTTACTTTCTTTGTAACGACTGGCATTTGTGTGCCAGCGATTAGAGGTTTATACTCTAATTTTTGTTCTTCCACGTATGGCATATTGTCTGCCCTCCTTATTTCTTATTGCGTGCTTTCATTACACGATCAACAATTTGCATTGTTTTTTCAGAATCATCGATATCCTCGTCAAGCACTTGACCAGGGACCGTGTCAACTTGATTAGATGCATTGTTAGCATCTTGCATTAATTGCTGTAATTGATTAGTTGGTTGTTCAGGTTGTGGCATATTGAGCAATTCAACAGCTACATCTTGAACAGTAGCGTATGTTTCGTATTTAGCGCGATTGATGACTTCAGCTCGTGCTTCATTATTAATCCCATCAAGGGCTTGTAAACGTGCACGTTCAGCAGCAACGCCTGCATTAAATACCTCATCATATACTTCCGCATAATCTGTACGTAACAATTCAACAGTTACTTCCATTGGCTCCTCTCCTTTCTCTTCATATTTATCAACAGGCAACCCTTTGAGTACATCCATACTCATTGGTAAGCCATTGACAATTAAGTCAGTGCCTTTACGGCATGCAACCATTTGCAAGGATTCATCTACACTTGTGCAGAATCCTTTTTCCAATGCTTCCCTTGCTGTTAACCAAGTTTCGTCATCCATCATGGTTGCGATTTCTTCACGAGTTAACCCTGTGCGGGCTTCGTAAATATCGATAAGGTTTTCTTTTGTTTTACGTAATGATTCTGCGGCTTTCTCAAAATCATCTGCTTCACCAAATGCATATGAGCTTGGATTGTGAATCATCATTTCACTACCCAGAGCCATATGAATTTCATCGCCTGCCATTGAAATAATAGAAGCAATAGATGCCGCTAGGCCCTCGATAATAACAGATTTCTTATTTTGTAATGCACGCAATCGGTTGTAGATTGTAACGCCCGCCGATACTTCGCCGCCTACAGAGTTAACATGTAGAACGATGTTTTGCGATGGATCCAACCCTTGGAGTTGTGATAGTACGTTTGAAACGCCAGTATCTTCGCCCCAATAATCGATTCCATTCATGACTACGCCGTAAATATCGACGTCAATCGTCTCCGCTTCCTGAATCAGATTTAACGGAGTTCGAATTTTGAACTGAAATTTGTTGTCCTTGTTCATTTAACAAGCCTCCTTCATCCATAGATTGGTGTTCACGAATTCGTTGCGGTAAGATTTCATTTTCATAATCCATGCCCGTAAGCTCTGCCGCTTCCTTAGCGCGAGTACTAAATGCATTCTTAACACGAATTTCTGCCGCAGTAGCTTCCTTCTGTGGGTCTAATTGGCCTTGTGAAGGTCCGTACCACTCAGCGCCTAGCCACGCCTCTCGGATGATTGGGTCATCAAAGAAACCTGGCGCATCAATGCGACCTAATAGAATAGCCATTGTAAGCCACTCCTCGTAAATAGGATTGCAAAATTGAGTAATAAATTCGGCGCGTTGCGTTTCAACAGACTTCCAATATTCGAGTAACGCCGCTCTTGATGCGGAGTAACTTTGGCCAAAGTGCTTAACTAAAATCTCATATGGAATTTCTAGCGCCGCACCTACGTGGCTAATAAGAGAAGACGTAAAATCTGCAAAGCTCGTTGGTATCGGCGTTTTTTCGGCTACATTCACTTTTTCACCTGGCGCCAATACATTTACAGTACCGTTACCTAATTCGATTGTTTCATCGCTTTCGGCATCCACTTGATCATCCTCATCGATAGCAGTCCCTAGTGACATATCGTCCGGTGCTTCTGATTCGATGAAGATTGCCATCAATGCATTAACTAATACTTTCATGACTTCCGCATCATTGTACCGGCTAAGTACTTTCAAGTCCTCAATTACCGGGGACAAGATAGGGATGCCCCGCAACTGGCCACTTCGCTCAATCGTCATAACCTGGATAATATTACGCCGCCCGGTTTGTGTGCCGTACTTCGGAATATATGTGTAGTCATGATCATCGTTAAAAGAGTTATACAGCTTATTTAATACGTAGAAGCCAACGGCGGCGCCATATTTATTAAACTTAACGCCGTGAATGACGTCGTTATTCTCGTCTTCTTCTCGTCCCATATATTTAGGCGGAGAAGCTACAAGAATCGATTCAACAATCTGCAATCGCAACGGATATGGGTTCTTATCTGTTTGATTAAGCAACAGCGGTAAATTTACAAATGAATCGCCGTACAATAGCTTTTCATAATACACTAGAGCCTGAATTCCGTAGAAATCAGTCTGTTCACGCGCATCACAATGCTTCGCCCACATCGCAAACTCTCGTTCGGTCTTACGTTCCCATGCGTTCTTTTCTTCAAACGTTAACCCCAACTCCTCATATCGGATATTGGCTTTAAACCTTAGGCCAGGACCAATAACATTAGTTTTATTCGTCTTCAGCGCTCCAGCTGCAATCGGTGTACCTTGTTGGAGGTCTACAGACCTTGCCCGTAGCATCCTAAAGTTAGCATCGATATCATGCCTTGCATCCTGAGAGTTAACCTGGTACCCTTTGGCGCTAGATTTAAAACTATTAGCGCCGTGATTAGAATAGCCGGAGTTTGTTTTACTCCCAGAATATTGCGTTGCTTTGTGCCTGCCTGCTGCGGTTTTCATAAATTGCTTCTTACGTTTACTCATATATCCCGCGGAATGACACGATATGCACGACGTCGAGGTCGATTCTCAAGCCGAGCTACTTCGTTGCGCCAAAAGTTGATACGGTCTTTCACCTCTTGCACATTCGCACGAGTTAACCGGCGATTACCAATGGTGTATTCTTTGCCTGTTGCCAGTGCTAAATCCGCCTCTAGCCACGCCTGTAAATGCTCTTTTGCCTCATATATTGTCCATTCTGCCATCCTTTCACCTCCTTTCACGCATTAAAAAAGCGCCCATATTGAGCGCTTAGACGTGTGCCATGCATAGATTGGAACATCATGCTTATTAAAGCCTGTGTTTCCACATCCGTGTGGCACAATATCTCCATATGTTTGATGTCATGAGCCGATATATTTAGGCCTTGCCTATATTTATATAAAAATTCTGGCATTGCCTTTTCTATCATCAAATATAAATAATAAGGGATTACGTTTCGTGGTTGAATCACTACATATTTAGCATCAACTTGTTGCGCTTCTTTTAGATATAGCAATTCACCTTTACTAGCAGATACCTGTAAGCAAATGCAGCCCTCCGGATATATTTGATTCTTCTTAGGTCGTCCCAGTATATCAGCTACTTCCGTAATTTTAATTTTCTTGTAATTTCTTAACATTACACAAACATCTTTTGAAGTAAATACTTTTTAACATCTTCTATTTTTTTTATCACGGCTTCTTGCTCCTCGACTGTACACGCGCTATCCGACGATACCAAAAACTCTGTAAATTCTTTTACAAATTCATCATGCTCTTTCTGCGCGCTCGGATCTGTACAAACTAGTTGCTTTAACATTTCCGCAATTTCTAAGCCCAAAATACGGCTTTCTCGATTAATTTCGTTTAATTCTTTAGCGAGCTGTACCGCATCTGGTATTTCTTCAGGTTCAAAGCTGTCAATGTAGCGTGGAATATTCAGATTATAGTCATTGTCTAGAATAGTAGACATGCTAATGTTACTAGAATATCGCTCTATATCCGCCCTGTCCTTGTACGCTTTAATTACTTTTTCCACCTGTTCGGAGGTCATTATGTTTTTATTTTTGTTCTTAACAAAATCTTTTTGCGCATCGATAAATAATATATCGGTGTTAGCTCGATTTTTCTTAAATACCAATATACACACAGGTATACTTGTATTTGTAAACAGATTAGAAGGTAGTCCTATTACCGCATCAAGTAAATTATCCTCAATCAGCTTACGTCGTATATCGCCCTCTGCCTGTCCTCTAAAAAGTACACCGTGTGGCAATATAAATGCAGCAGTTCCGAACTCATTTAACGAATAAAGCCCGTCAAGTATAAAAGCAAAATCGGCTTTACTCTTTGGTGCCAACTTATAACCTTCAAAACGTGCATCCATTTGTGGAATCCAAGATTGACTATATGGCGGATTGCTAATCACGGTATCATATTTTTTACTCTCTAGCATATCTACTTTAGATACTTGGCCAAAGCCAGATACCGCAGATTTTACTTTATAGTACGCAAGCTCTTCACCAGTAAGAACGTTCTTCTCCGCTACTTCCGCATCTATATTAGCTATTAGTAGATTGAGTAGCATAAAGGCTATCGCATTTTTTGAATACTCTTCAAGTCTTAGTGTCACGCTATTATCCGACTTAAATTTAGCCAAAGATAATCCGCCTATCCCTGCACATACATCGCGAACATCACCGCCGGAGGTAATACCCCCAATTATATCTAGCACGCATTGTGGCGTGTAATCTTGCATATAGTTTTTTCTATCTGCACTATGTTCTTCGAATTCAGCAAGTATGGCCCCATACGAATAGTAAGGCTGTATCGACTTTAAAAGCGCCGAACAGCTATTCGAATTTAGCAATACCTTTGTTAGAGCTGTAGGTATTTCGTGTATTTCACGAATATTCAATTCTTCCTTAATCCTTTGTAGGATTGTCATAATCGTATTCCTCCACCTCTAACACGTCGTCTCGTCCGTTTCTTTGGTGTATCGCCAGCCTTGACTACACGAGCTGTATTTTGATACGGCGTATAATTCTCTTTAGTATTCCGAGCCTCTAAAGCATTGAAATTTGGATTCATAATAGCAATAGCAGCTTGATTATAGTTTCTAATATCAAATGGTTCATTTCTTTTACGCCCTGGGCGCAGTACCCATTGCTCTTTGAAGTGGCCATTAACTAATTTAGACACTTTCATTTCTGCTAATAGGCCCTCGAAGTATTTCTTCCCATACCCCTTTTCATGGTCTTTTGGAAAGTGGCAATACCTCGGCTGGCCTTTTTCTTGGTTCAAATCGCTATAAATTTGTTCCTTGCCCGTATCTACGCCGAGTTTAAACAATTTGGTCTTGTATTTTTTCAACTTCGTAGGCAAGCCGTCAATCAGGTCTTTACCTGCACCGCCTACGCCCTTAATAGGGTACACGCGCTTATGCCATCTAGTTGAGCAGTACTTATATACCGATTGGGTCTTACTACCACCAGAGTCAATACACGTAACTGATACCCCCCGTTTTCTACCATCGGCATAAGACCAGGTACGATTTAATATAATATCGTCTAATTCTTTCCATACGGCATCATAGGCAGGGTCGCCGTACAGTCTGAAGTATTGTATACCCCAGCTCTCATAATCTTTCCCCCAGCCGACGATTTCACACTCTAAGCGGTCGTCCTGCGTATCGACGCCACAGGTTAAGAGTAGTACTCCGTCTGGTAGCTCCGCTCCGTAGTCCTCCCTGCGTTCGTAAAGTTCTTCCGATTGCAGCGTTTCTGTATCCTCTTCATAAGGAATACCCATTTCTGTATTAAAGAATGTCTTAACGCCAGCCGTCCCGAGTTTAGTGGCTTCCTCGTATTTATCTTGAAGTTTACCCCAAGACGCCCACGGCGAGCCAAACGCGTTCATGTGAAAGCTTCGGCAATTGTACTTCTTTAAATTCTCCGGCGCTTCCGCAATCCATTTGCCTTCTCGATACAGTTTCTTCCACTCGAACTCTTCGGATAGTGTTCCGCAATGATCACACGCCAAGTAGTACTTGCCTGTGTCCTCGTCTGCGTGGAATTTATCCCATGACGGATATACATATTCACCACAAGCAGGGCACTTAATATGCCACACCTCTTGCGTACCACCTAAATACAATTTCTCTATCCGGCTGGTACCTTTGGCCAATGGCGTAGATGCGTACACGTGCTTTCGATTATAGAACGTATTAGTACGCTTTTCTGCTAGGCTCAAAGGGTCACCTTCTGTGCCTGCTGATGCTGGATAGCGGTCAATTTCGTCCGCTAGTAATACACGAATTGGCCTGGATGCCAAATCTGCTGGAGCGTTCGCACCGACTAATGTTAGGTACCCCCCTGGAAAGGTCTTATTCAATACCGTATTGCCACTGTCCCGAGATTTTACATCGGCCATTTTATCGTTCAATACTTTTGTGTCACGAATAAAGGGAGCAATACGAGTTTTGGAAAACTCTTTAGCTATGTCTTTTGTAGGCTGCATAAACATAATTGGTGATGGAAAGTAATCAATAAAATAACCCAACACATTTTTAATGAGCTGGGTTTTACCGATTTGCGAGCCGGTCATATAGACTACTTTTTCAACATCAGGGTCACTCACTGCATCAAGCATTTCCTTTTGATAGGGCGCCCTATCGGTGGAATATTTCCCAGGCTCAGCGCTATCCTCAGTGGAAAGCACCACATTAGCGTTGGCCCATTCCGACGCGGTAAACTTTGGCGGTGGCTTTAATACACTGGCCAATCCTTTAAACAGGTTGCATGTGTGCTTCAATCACCTTCACCTGCCTCGTCGTCCACAATGATGTCATCAGATTCATCGTGGAACATATTAGGGTCATATTCCGACAATTCTGTTAAGCATTCATTGACTTCATCGAGAAGTGCATCTTGAATTACTAACAAATTCGTCTCCCCTAGCACTTTAGGCGCTGCTTTTAGTGGCAACGCCTGGAGCTTACTTTTAAAGTTATTCAGCATTCGATTCATTACGGCTTTAACTGTGTCCGAGCGGTGCAATTCTCCATTCATGATCTTCAGTTTGTTTTCTTCAATCATTCGTTTAGTTCGAGTTAACAAAGTTCGTTCTGCATCATATCCGCCTTCTCGTGCTTTCTTTTCGAGTTTACTTTCCCCAGTCTTATACGCAACAAATGCTTGTACTGTTTTCGCGATATTGTACTGTCCGCGTTTTTCCTTTTCAAATATACCGTCCTCGGTCAACTGCTGAACTCGTCGAGAGCTGATTCCGAGTACTTTTGCCACAATTTTAGATGATACTAATTCGTCAACGATTGTTACGTTCGTCACAGTCTCGCCTCCTTTCAAAAGTTGACCTTTTTTGAAGCCGAACAGCAGTTCGGAAAAATAACTAACTAGCTATTCCGCGGGGTTCGGATGACCCACGGAAAATATTTTTTGTTTGGAGTACCTTTAAGGCCCCCTATTGGGGCTGTTTCCCTAGCCCCCATACATGCCTCCTCGCCAGTGCTGTTTGCGTGAATGTTTCATCATATCTTTAGCAAAGGCTTTGGCTTTACAATTACCTTTACTGCCAAGGACAATAGCATTAGCAGTACACTTATTACGTTTGTTATGTAAACAATCTTTAATATGGCAAGTAATATCTGTCATACTATTCTCTCCTTTCTGTTGGCAGTTAGATTCTATTTTATTTGTAGGCTTAATCAATATCATCATAGGAGTAGTGATTTGATATAGTTAAGTATTCAAGGAAATCTCTTACATTATGTATTGGTTGTAGTTAAACAATGCTATTCTATTTTGTGCTAAAACATCTCAAAAGTGTCGCGAATTTATTTTGGTACAGTGTGTTATTTAAGTAGGATTACATTTGCCTTATGAGTAGGTACCCCCTATGATGATATTGATTAAACCTGCATAATACAAAAGGACGCCAAGTACATTTGGCGTCCTTTCCTTATTCACTTCCTGTGAAGTTTCCCAACTTTCACACCTACAGTATACCACATGTCGATGTACTGTTTTGTATCGTTTTGTATCGGCCACGCTATTTCAATCTAGCACGTATACGTCCTACCTCTACTAGGGCCCTATCGTGTAGCTCGCCACGTACTCTTGCCTCGCTATAGAATAAGATACCTGCTAGCTCTTTCCAGCTCTTACCTTGTACGTATCGTTCAGTCAATAGGACCGCCAGCTCATTAGGCCGTACCTGACTAATTACCCATCGAACCTCCGCCTTGATGTCTTTAAGCCTTTCGATTTCTTTTCTCTGTAGCTCAACACATTGCTCGATACCAGCTACTATACCGGATAGGTCACCACAATGCCCGCCGGATATCCTATCCTTGCTGTAATCAGTAGCAGACAAGGTGTCCGCCTTACGTTCTATTTGTGCCTCAATATCACGCTTAATTGAATCTATGCGGTCATCAATTCGTAATATCTGTTGCATATATTCCTTATCGGTCATTCATCTGCTCCCTTGCAATATCTCCATATCTCGTATAGCTTGTATTGGTCCTCATGTTTCTGGCTCACTGTCCAAGGGCTTTTACCTTCAGCATACACAAGTGCATTACCGGTACCACCCCATACATCATCGATACGATAGAAATGCCTATGATACCAATGTTTGTTATCGTTCGATACCAACACGCAATCCCCTTGTTTAAAGTGTTCCATTCCCCATCACCTCATTGATGTATCTATCCAAATACCACCGTGCTTTTTTTAGGTCTTCGAGTTTATCACCCTTGTACCCTGCACGTGCGATGTACTTAATGACATTACCAAGATGATACGGAAGTTGTTGATCTTCGATAAAATCAATCACTTCAATCTTACCTCTCGTATAATGTGATGGGTGATTTACGGCATCATGTTTGATATTTCCATACATCTTATCCTTATCTTCAACAGTTGGCACATATACAGTTAACTTTTTACTGTCTTCCTTCTGTCTATCTTCTGTCTCTTTACTGTCTACTGTAGTCATATTTGCTTCCTCCTCAACTTCCTTCTTGGATTTATGACAGAATTTAATTGCACAATCAGGGCAGTATTTACGCGGTCGGCCCTGTGGCTTTCTAAAGTATTCAAATGGCTCTCCGCATCCTTCGCATTCCCTAACTTCTAATTTAGTGCCTGCCGGCGGAGGCGTCATAACTTCCATGCACTCCGGGCAATAATCTTCCGAAGTTTTAACCGTAAACTTTGTACCGCACTTTCTACATTTTTTTTGCATAACTTACTCCTTATACAACTCTTTACGATATTTGATAGCTTCGAGTAGGGCATCTTGCCCTACTTCCTTCCGCTCTAATGCTTTCATCACTTGCTCGTCCATCGTTCCTTTTGTTACTAGATGATGGATAATCACAGGTTGCGTTTGGCCTTGCCTATGAAGTCTTGCGTTAGCTTGTTGATATTGTTCTAGGCTCCAAGTTAGCCCATACCACACGATGATGTTGCCACCTGCTTGTAAGTTCAAACCATATCCAGCCGACGCAGGATGGGCCAGTAACATTTGAATGTTTCCTTTGTTCCACTCAGCTACATCATCGTCGGTCTTTAATTCGACGGCTTTAGGAAAGGCTTCTTTAATCGCTTGTAGGTCATGTTTGAAATTGTAGAATACTAACATCGGTTTCCCTTCATTCGTTTCTACTAATTCTTTTAACCGCTCCACCTTTTCATTGTGGACGATAATTGTTTCACCTTCATCGGTATAGATAGCCCCATTGGCCAGTTGCAATAATTTACCGGCCAAGGATGCTGCATTGAGTGCACTTACATCGTCATCATCTACTAAACTTAGAACGTGATCACGTTCCATTTCTTTGTAAAGCGCCCATTCTTTAGGATTCATCTCTACCGTGATTACATTTTCGATACGTTCAGGTAGTGCTAGGTAATCTTTAGCTTTTAAGCTCATACAGATATCTTGCATCTTACCAAATATCGCTGTATCTCCTCCAGGCAGTAACCGATAGCTATACACGATATGCCCGTTTGTTTTATCTGGCGTAAAATACCGAGTACGATATTCAGTCAAGGTCCTACCTAATCGTTCACCGCCGTCTAACAAGTATATCTGCGCCCACACATCCATTAATGTATTCGGTGCCGGTGTACCGGTTAGAATCACAACTCGTTTGAAGAAAGGCCTCATCTTACGCATAGCCTTAAACCGTTTGGCCTGCGGATTCTTAAACGATGAACTTTCATCAATAACAAGCATGTCAAAAGGGAACGTTTTCTTACGATAGTATTCATACAGCCATTGCACATTCTCACGATTCATCACATAGATATCAGAATCGCTTTGAAGGGCTTTGATGCGGTCCTTTTCAGGGCCTAACACCGATGATATCGTAAGATGACTTGTTTCATTCCATTTGTTAGCCTCTTGCATCCAGGTCGATTCGGCTACTTTCTTAGGGGCAATAAGCAGCACTTTCTTAATATCGAATTGATCATACATTAACTGCTCGATAGCAATTAATGTAGAAACGGTCTTGCCCAATCCCATATCAAGTAACAGCCCATAGTGTGTATGGTCAATGATTCTTTGAATTGCTATCTTTTGATATTCGTGTGGATGAAAGTCCATAAATCGCCCTTCTTATATCATCAACAAACAATGTAGCCCCTAATTTGCCGGTAACTACTGACACACTGGCGCCCAGCTTTCGCATCCGTTCTATCTGTACGCGTTGGTTAGGCCTTAATCGCCCTTTCTCGTCCTTTAGTTCAGCGAACACGACTAGGCCACCCGGTAAGATTATAATCCTGTCCGGCACGCCATCATTTCCCGGTGATACGAATTTCATATATATGCACCCCAGATTTTTGAGTTGATTTCCTAACCAACGCTCGATATCTTTTTCCACGTTCTCACCTCGTTCTCATTTAATAATTGGACACACCCTCGGACACGCCTACGAACCCACGCCATTACTGGGTTTATGGGGGGGGTGTGTCCAATTTGTCCGATTTTTTGCCAGAATATATATATACGCGTATTCGCGTTTTTCACGTGTATACGTATACATACGATTATTCATATATTTATTTTTTATTTTTTATATAAATAATTGGACACACTAGACACATATTATTAATTTGATTAGCAGTTATCTTCTTTTTCCCCGTGTCCGATTAGTGTGTCCGGATGTGTTTGGTGTGTCCGATTATTACCATATATCAAAATTTATCAATGTATGGGCTTGAATAATTATTTTTACAAACATTTGTACTTATTAAATAATTGGACACACCTCAAATAATTGGACACACCTACTTTTCGTGATTACGTTTATAGATTGATAAAAGGTCTGTACCTTCCCTTACAAACGCTCTCTGCGGGCCGTAAAGCCTGCCAAAACGTGCTTTACCAGTTCCCTTTGTATAAGGGGCCCAACCTCGCATTGCTTGAAGTATGTCTGTAATCTCCCTAGCCTTTGCGTTCTGTAGGTTCTTCCTGTCCCCCTCCATCACTTCACACCATATCTCAAGGGCACACACCCGCTCCCGCTGCACTGAACCACAATGATCGTCATCGCCATAATTCCTGATATAATCGCGTCTATCAAAGATATCCAGCGACTCCCAGTTATCAGGTAATAACATATCAAGGTATTCTTCAATGAGGCCTACGAGTTCACCACCTTCGGTGTGTGATAATTGGATTCTTAAGGCTTCTTCCTCAAGGTCTCCCTCGAGTACTAAGGATTCACCATTAGCCCAGTAATAGTAAGCTTCCGCCCATAATTGGTCGATGTCATCTTGCGTTATGTCCCAGGCGTTTTTCGTCTTACGATCTTTGTCGCCTGTGATTGGCCAGAATCGGCGGTTACCTGTACGGTCTTTAAGGAACATGAGATTATTAGTAGAACCCGCGAATACACACTGACGGGGGTACTCTTCGGTACGCCTGCCGTAGGGTGAGCGGAACCGGTCAGAGGTACGGCTGATAAAGGCTTTTACGATTTCATTATCGTTCTTGTAGGTAGGTGCCAGTTCCGCGAGCTCATTAATCCATGAACCCTGAATTTGTTCGAGGGCATCTTTTGTCTTAATATCAACCAACGAATTATTGAACCATTTACGGCCTAAGCGTTCTAAGATTAAGGATTTACCTAAGCCCTGCGCACCGTATAATACAATAGCCGTATCGAACTTGATACCTGGCACCATAACACGCGCAACAGCGCCACACATCCATTTACGTGTAACGGCCCTGATGTATTCGGTATCCTCTGCGCCGATATAATCGATGAAGAGTGTGTCAACTCTACATTCACCGTCCCAGTTTAGTCCTGTTAGGTACTCACGCACAGGATGGAATTTGTTAGCTTGTGTTACTTCCTGAAGAGCATCATCGATAATGCCTTTACCCTTTATTAGGTATTTCGTAGCAAAGTAGTTACGTAGGCACGCATCGTCCGTATCAGTCCAGTATGGCGTCTCGTCCTTACCACGCCACGGCAAATCGTCAATCACCACTAAACGGTGTGCGAATTCGTCAAGACGGATTTTACCTTTTAAGGCGGGGTCGTATTTAAGAACAATTAAGCAGTTGAATACATCGGATTCGGGTGTACCACGGCGGTCACGTTTGAGCTTTTCGAGAAAGTCTTCTTCCTCATCCGTGATATCTTCAAACTCCATATCCGCCATACGTTCCTTATCGAGCAGTACAGGCGCGGCGCCATCTTCATTAACAAAATCAAGCATTGCCTTATAGCTCGGTAGGTCTGTTACTTTGGTGCGCGGATCAGCGTCGGCATCTTCGGCACCAAATAAGTGAATACGTACTAGGTCGAACGCATTGACGAGTTTACCACTGATAGGGTCAGTTGCATGGTTCGAGTAAGCAAACGTGTCATTATCGTAGATAACTAGGCCTGCTACTGAGCTGCCTTCTGTATACGTGTATCGGTCCTCGTGCTGCGTTGGTGCATAGACATCTGGTAGAAACTTATGTATCGCTTCTGTGATACTGTAACATCTACAAAAGGCGCCCAGTAATCCTTTTTTCTCTAATGGGTTACCTTGCTTTTTAGCCGTATCAAGGCGGATTTGTGACTCCTTACTTGATGTTGGCCAAAGGCTCGTATCTCGCCAGTCTCTGTAGGTACTTAAATACGTATCGACTGAAATAAGCTTCCCCTCATTATGTTGGTATATATACGCAACATCTTTAGGACAACTAGGCCAATACATAAGGCGTTCCGCTTGATGCGTTGAGGAATCGAAAGATTCAATACCAATATCATCAGCAATGCGTCTTGATACAGCCTGGTACTCATCAGGGGTCATCACTCTATCGGTAGGAATAATGATGCGGTAGCGTGGATTATCAGGTGTGTGGCTGTGCGTACTGTATAGCACGTATTCCATATCGCCTAGTTCCAAATCAAGGTTTGAAATAAAATCCTCGCTAGGTGAATCCGCATCAAGGGTAATCAAATATCTTTCTTTGACTTCCCCTCTAACTCGTCTACCATTATTGGGAATATAGCCACCTACGAAACCGCCCACATCTTTCCTCCGGCCTTTTTCGTCCTTAGGCATTTTGACGTATTCAGCAGCCGTTTCATTGGTTACTGTTGGCGTGGATAATTTGTTGGCCAACGCACTCCAAGTCATTTTCTGAGACTTCCAGCTACGGGCGGAGCGATTTCTGCCCGTAGCTATGATGATATTTGTATCCATATTACATCGCTCCTCCCTTCGCAAATTGGATGTCTCTTATAAATTGGGGTACTTGTAATTTATGCTTTTTAACCCATTGGCATACAGCATAATTGACATCGTGGTTATCGCTAACGCATCTGTTATTTTTTAACTTAGCCTGATGTATTTCAACGAAGTTATCTGTATCCTTGTTAGGATTAACTTCAATACATGCTACAGGCTTATCGCTTTTATAAACGCCTACGATGGCGCATGTTCCAGCTTTTACTTTATCAACATAGGTCCCGACACAGTTGTTCAATTGCACACCTAATCGGATGATGCCGTGCGTTGATTTGATCACGTTGAAAGTTAGCCCTTCAACTGAATCAGCTAATTTTTTATGGCGTAAACTCTGTTGCACTGGCAAGTTTTCGGCTTCTTCAAATTTAGATAAGCACACAATCTCGTCGTGCAGGTCTTTAATTTGAATTCGTCTGGCCCAAACTTCTTTCTTCTTGCTTCTTGATAATCTAAGATACATATCAGATGTATCTTTAATTTCAGAATAAGAATCAGCGTTTTTAATGAACAGTAGAGTACGCCGCTCACCGTATTGGTGCATCATGATAGATAGGAACTTTGTAAATATAAGCAAGGCTTGTTCGCTATTCCATATTGGCCACGATTGAATATATCCTGTGCCACCACCTTCCTCTGCTACGAGGTCTGTAAAAGCCTTTTGATAATCCATACTTTTGAATATCTTACTGGCCGTTTTAATGACTTTCACATAAAAGAAAGGACGTATTGACAGTAATCTACGAACCCAGCGCTTATCTGGTAATTCATAAAGCTGTATTAGAGCTTTAATAAATGGGGTCCCAGTACTTGTTAAGTCGGTAATATTTGCAGTGCCCACCTTGTCAGATCCGAACGGTCTAAAATAGGTGTCATAGTCTTTAACTAATGTATCGTTTAACGCAGGTGCATCTGGCGCCTGCATTTTCCAAATTAGGTTATGGAGCAAATTATCAAGGGCCCCATATTTGGCCGATAATAAAACACCCTGCCTAATAGCTTTAACTTTGTAGCCTACTTTCTTAGATAACTTAGTAAAGTAGGCCTCCTTTAGTACTTTGGCAAAAGTCTTGAGCTCGCTTTTATGCTCTGCTAATCGACAATTGGGAGTCGCTACGAGCCAGCGTAAGGGTAAAGACTTTGAATAAAAGCACGATATATTAGGCTCGATTTCAGACACTATATCGGCGCGGGTCCGCTTCTTTTGAACCAGGAATACCTTTCCTTGCTTGAAATCAAAACGCAATATGTCGATAAGATGTGGTTTATATCCGGGGTAAATCGACTGCATATCGTTATCAACGTATACGGTGTGATAATCAAATTTAACGTCTAATATTGATCCCCTATCAAGGATGGATAACTCTATATCCAAAGGAACGTTATCGTTGCTGGAAACCTCAGCAACACAATCATCATTTGTGTGAATGAGTTCGCCGCATTGTGGGCAATAAAACTCATTTGACATATATGGGTCTACGATTTTACCCATCCCCGAAGATATAGAAGGCCACAAGCAGGCAAATGATTGCCCGCAATCCACGTGGTAATGTACAGCAGGTGACCAGGAGTTCACTTGCTTGCGCCGTACTAGGTCATACAGCTTTTTGACTGACAAACTAAATAATACCTTCATAAGGCGCTAACCTCTTTCTTATAACAAATCGTCTAAATCGTCTTCTTCATCAACTACAGGGGCCTCTTCAACCGGAAGGACTTCCTCTACAGGGGCTTTCTTCTTAGTAGTACGCTTACGCTTAGGTTTTTCAGCGGACTGTTCTTCTACTTTAGGAGCGTCGTCTACTGTTGTTGCTTCTTCAGTCTTTGCGGGCTCTGCTTTTTTACCATTGAGTACTTTAAGCCCTAAATCACAAGCAGCGATACAGCCTTCGCAGTACGCCATAGCTGCGTCTTTACGTTCGCTAGCAGGTGCGTTTTTTACTAATTCGTATAAGCTATCAATGGCTTCGCGTTGTTGTTTAATTTGTTCTTTGTTAATCATAATGACTTCCTCCTAGTCTTTCATATAATACGGGTTTTCAAATCCCGCTGCGTTTAATATGAGGCCCTCATTCCAGGGCTCAGGTTTACACATAATGTCTATGACTTCATCTAAACTGCCTTCGCCTATGGGCGCTTCGATAACCACTTCATCGTGGATATGGGCTACAATTTTGTAACCGGCTTTTGCCAGTCTTAGCATTGATGCGGCCAAGCAATCTCTTGCAACGGCTTGTACAATGTTTTCGACGAGCTTTCCGCCGTAAGTTTCAACTCTGCCCCATGTATTCTTAACCTGATCCATACCGTCATACTCAATTGATTCACTGCCGAACCGATTAAGCCCTATTCTAGGTCTTGCGTAAGCAAGTCTACGTCCGGATGGTAATTCGATAAACATAAATCCTTTCGATTTAAAGAATCGAATATTACCTTGCTTAATTCGTACAGGTTCGCCGGTCTTTACGACTTTCTTGGCTGCAGTATCTGCATCCTTCCAAAATCTCGTAATTCGTGGGCTGGCGCGTCTCCATGCTTCGATGATACCGGGAAGTTCGGATTCTGGAATTTCCCCTTTTGAGTCCATCGATTTCATGGCCCCTACGCCACCACCATAGCCCAGTGCCAATTCTGCAACCTTACCCTTTTGGCGAAGGTGCCCATTTACGCCGTGCTTTACAACCGGAACGTGGAACATGCTAGATGCGGAGGCACAGTAGATGTCGCCACCTTGTGCAAATACATCCTGTCGCCACTGCTCGTGAGCGAGCCAGGCGATAACACGGGCTTCAATAGCACTGAAATCAGCTACTATAAAACGGTGGCCTTTCTCTGCTACGAGAGCCGTACGAATGAGTTGCTTGATCACATCACCAGGGTTTCCATAAAGTAGGTCTAGCAATTCTACATCTCTACTTTTAAGAACGTCCCGAGCTGTATCTAAATCTTCTAGGTAGTTGCGCGGGAGGTTCTGTAGTTGTACTACGCGTCCCGCCCATCGTCCGCTTCTCATAGCTCCGTAGAACTGAAGCATACCGTGGATACGGCCATCGGAGCATACGGCATTTTTCATGGCCAAGTACTTTTTAATTGAAGAGTTGCCCAGGACTTGCCTGTTCTTCAGCACGGTACGCACATCGGAAGGAATATCCTGTGACAGTAGATTTGATACATCATCTTTTCTCATGGTCTCGATCTCATAGCCAAGGCGAGTTGATAACCAATCCTTAAGTTGCAACGTACTATTGGGATTATCTAGCCCTGTTAGTCGTGCCGATGATACGGTGGCCTTTTCCACTATTTCATCGTTACATTGAAGCGCTGCATCGACGAGGTCCATATCTACCTTTACACCTCTCCAGTTGATGTCTTGATCTAGTAGCCAATATTCATGTTCAATGTCCGGCGGTTTCAACGAAAGCAGGCGTTTACGAATGGCCTTTTCAACCACTACGTCCTGTCTGTTGTATTCAATAAATTCGGCCCATTTGTCAGGCGCATCCTCCGGCATATTCCGTGTCTTGGGATTCGTCTTAGTAGGCTTACGTGGAACAGAGAAAAATTGAATCAATCGTTTACCTCGTGAATCCTTGGCTTCTCCTAATTTCAAAGCCTTGGATACATTATCAAGGCTTGCCGGTAAACTGCAGTATAACGCTAATACAGAGGTACATTCCCAGTTTGTGTAATCCGCATCAGGGAAGTACTTTTTAAGACATAGCATTTCAAATGCTGCGTTGAATGCGGTCTTTGTAATTTCCTTATTATACAAAGCGTCCACCACCCTTTCGGGTAGTGGATTCTTTGTCATATCAATTACTTCGACAGGTTCGTTATCAAAGCTATAGGCAAAGAGCAGTATTTCAAATGTTGTATCGTCAACATATCGCTGCGCCCCATATTTAATAGGGCAGGCGCAATAGGTTTCCACATCAATACTGAGCTCCATAATTGCCTCCTTAGATTAAATCGTCGTCATCGTCTAGGTCGCCTAAATCGTCATCGCCGAAGTCATTAGCAGATACATGCACACCACCTAAGCGTTCACCATCTTTGACTTTGCGGATACCATTTAGGCCAAAGCCTACGCCTTTCTTACCATTGAAGTTGTAGGCAAAAACGGAAAGTGCAACTTGTGCATATACACCAGAGTAGATTTCTTCTTCAATATCGAAGTCATCCATTTTGATTTTGTCACGAGTAAATACAATAGGTTGCTTATCGCTGTTAGCGTTAATAAAGTATTTACCAGCATATGTTTCAGGTTGGTCAACTACTGCTTCGTCAGTATCGCCGTCGCGTAAGTTCAATTTTAGGTATGCTGCTTTGCCTTCTACCTTAGCAACTGCTTTTGGATCCGCTTTGAGTTCTTCTATCGCACGTTCAAAAGCTTTAATTGTCTTCTTATCTGTTTTATCGATAATGATTTGGGAACTATATTTTGCTTTGCCGTCGTCGTTTTTACGAGGGGAAGCGATATTTGCATAAGAAAGTCTTACTACACCAGTTGTTAATTTAGCCATGTTACTGTCTCCTTATTTCTTAAATGGGTTACGATTATGTTCGAACCCTATTACTGTGTTAAATAAATTATCTAATTCGTCTTCGATATCTGACCTTTCGTCGTCTAGTCGAATCCATTCATCGTCTTCTTCCCAAGAATATTTCGAAAGGTCTAATTCAGTTTTATAATAGTCCTCTATCGCCTCACACTTAGCATCTACTGCGCAATAGCGAACGTGTAAGCTAGTGGCATAGGCAATAGTAATTTGGTAAAGCTCGTCGAGGTAATGCCCCCGTTCATGGAGCTCTTTTGCGATAGCCCGTACAGAGGTCATTTTTCAATCTCTGCCATTAGCTTCGCTACTAATGCTTCTAGTTTAGAGATACGGCTTTGCGCATCCTTCGCTTCAGCTAAGTAATCGCTACCTTTACCAAATTTGAAAGATGCGCTCACGTTGTACATATTTTCACTTCCGAAAGTTCCTGCAATGCCTAGCAATGTTTTTTCATTAGGTCTGTAGTACAAGCCTAATGCCACTGCATTGGCATTGTGGTAATGGCCATATGCAATAGATGCGCTGAACTTATCTTCTTTGTTAAACTCCATAGGATGTAGTCCAGCTAATGCAGCCGCACCTGCACCTACTTTATTTACACGGCCATCTAATCGGCTAATATCTGATTTTAAATTCGTTAAAGCGTTATGTGTTTGATGCTCTAGTACATCAATTCGTTGCTCATGATTTGCTAAGATACGATTGTGTGCATCCATATCTTCACTCATTGTATTAATGGCATCATATGCAGCATGTAGCTGTGATCCATTTACCGCATCAGTTGAAGATGCATCTATACGGCCTGCAGCAACGTTCTGAATTTGTCGAACATAATGTTTTACACCACCATATCCTGCACGGTCTTTACTACCAACGCTTACTACTGATGCTGCATCTGTACCAGCAAATACATATGTTGTATTATTTACCTTCGCTTGTAGTTGATTAACTGCATCATCTGTTACACTATTCGTTCCTAGTGCAACACTATTTGCCTTATCCGCGATTGTATTGTTTCCGAATGCGAGTGCATCAGTAGCTAATGCTTTGGCGTGTGTGCCAAAGACGAGAGCACCTTGGCCAGTTGTTTCGGAGTTAGATCCGAATACAAGCTGTTCTTTTTGCGTCCCGATTTTATTGTTGTAACCTACTACGGCGGACTGGCCGCCTGCTACGGTGCCATTGTTAGCACCGATTGCCACGGAGTTTTCACCAGTCACATTATTGGAACGGCCAAAGGCCACACTAGATTCACCTGATACGAACGCACCGTTGCCAATGGCAACGCTGTCGTAACTAGCTGTTCGAGCCTGGTTGCCGATAGCAACGGTGTATTCCACCAAGCTTTCGGCATGACTACCAAAGGCGAAAGAGTTACGGCCGGCTGCTTTGGCATTGTTGCCACCTGCGAAACCGTTTTCTCCAGTTACAGCATTATTGGTGCCAAACGCCAACGCATTATTTGCGTCGATGCTGTTTTGGAATCCCCATACTGCCGAGCTAGTAGAATTCGTAGATATGGTATTATTTGTACCACCTACCGTATTATTGCTAGTTGCGCCGGCTACATTGACAGCCAGCGCGGAAATCGCGAGTACCGCTGTTACTGTTTTATTCATTGTGTTTATACCTCATCATCAAATTCGTTCATCATTGTTTCAACTGTATTAATTGCAGGGCGTTTATCGCTGTCCGGAACAAGTGTAGGCTTGCCTTCGGGCTTATCGATATACGCTTCTAGGTATTCGGCAACGCCTTTTTTACCAAGAACCTTTTGCAGATTCGTGATACCTTCAAGTTCTCGAGGCTTGAAGATGTCCTTTTCCTTGTAGCCATTATCGAGTAATGTTCGAGCTGCAGCGTCCGGATCCGTGATAGTACGTCTTGACGTACCTTCCACTAATTTATACCCAGGCCATTGCTTTTCACCTGATAGGGCTTTCTCGTAGGCAAAGTCGTAAACACCTTTAATCCATTTTGTGATTAAATCTTTCATCGCTAGGATGTCGGATACTTCCTGGTCAGTTAGCAATTGATTGAGCTTGCCCCCATCCTTATAAAAAGCAGTAAGGCAAGTATCAGCTAATGCCCGGCAGGTGTGCCGAGCTTTGCAGAAATTGCAATAGTCGCAAGGCGTACATTCGCCGATACCTTCCCAGGCACGTTGCGCGATTGGTTTGATGTCTTCACCCCAATCGAGTAGCTCTTCAAGAGGCAATTCATCGGTAGACACACTATCGAGTCTTGGCTGAACGATTGTCATGCGTACCGTTTTAATATCGTAGAGGAACTCGCTTGCATCGTAAGCGCCTAATGCGTAAAGTCGCGTTTGCGTATTTTCGATAGCACTAACAGGAACGCCCTTACCATACTTCAGGTCAATCACTTCTAGGATGCCGTCTGCTACGATTACCATATCGCCAGTGCCAAAGCCTTCAGGCACCCACCTGGAGAAATCGAGCCGTGCTTCAATCATGGCTTCCGCATCAGATGAACGGGCGCGAGCCTCGTTCACCTTTTCTTCGCAGATGTCAACATATCGGTTCACGGCTTCTACCATTTCAGTAGAGTAGTCATCAAGTTTAGGCGCTTTTTTGCCCTCCAGCTTATGACGCAGGATTGCTTCCGCCAGGTCATGTGCTACCGTACCTTCCGCGGCATACGGAGATTGTTCATCTGGGAACATCGCCTCTAATCTTGCAGAGGGTGTGCATACCAGCCACCTAGCGCTACTGGATGCACCTAGTAAGGCGTGTTTCTTAGCCACGGCTGTTCACCCATTCCATGATTTGAATACGTTGTTCATCGGTAGCAGATGTTACCTTTTCAGCGCCGATGCTATCTAAGAAGGCTTTGAATTCGCCTTTTGCTTTCGTTTTATCAGAAGCTTTTGCCATTACATCTTTCACTGCTTCACGAGTTGCCTCGAGACTAGGAACTTCTTGTTTTACCGGTTCTTCTTTGGCTGGTTCTTCTTCCTTAGGAGCCGGTGCTTCTTCTTCTTTAACCGGCGCAGCTTTAGAAGCTTCCTTTTTAGCAGGTTTTTCTTCTTTAACTGGAGCACCTACGATGGATTGGTAAAGGTCTTTCACTTCTTGTTCTAATTCAACGGCTTTATCTACGGTAATTTTTAACTCGATCATTGTTTTATTTCCTTTCGGTTTAACGATGTGATATACTCTAAATGGATGTTTTTCTATGTGCCCTTTACGCATTGCCGTGCGTGAGGGCATTTTTTTTGCGCCCAACTGCTTGCACTCATCAGGAATGCAGTACTCTTTATTTGGGCACGTCGTACAATCTTGCAATGTAATCACCTCCTTATACGCATTTAAGAATCATGCGAATTTCTTGACCTACTAGAAGCCTATCCTTGAACGTATCTTGCGTTCTAAAGTCTTCCATATAGACCTCAAGCATTTCGCGGTATATTTGGGCCTTAAACGTTTCAGGGGTATCTACTACCTCCCGATACGGTTTAAGGATTTTAACTGGTGAACCAAAGGTGTAATCAATAAAGCCTCGTATCTTCAATTTTGCTTTGATGTTACGTACTTTATCATTCGACCACCCTAGCATAGCCATTACTTCCTCATTGGTCTGTACACCGCTATCGTTGTAGGCATTGTACAGAATTTCTTGATCTGTCATATTTCTGTCTCCTCTGTTTTACGGGTTGATGTATTTCTTTACATTTTTTACATACGGCGCGCGGTGCGCCTGTTGTAAAACTCCAATAATGGTAGGGGCCTTTTAGCCTCTTATTGCATCTTGTGCAGCGCTGAGTTCTCATACGCGTTAACCCCTAAAATCTGTAATACGTAGAACTCTGTACCTGACGGCTACGCATTAATTTACGGCGCAATCGTCTGACCTCAATTCTGTACTCAGATACCATCCAAGCCATGACCCCGCTTAACACTTGAAACAGCGCTTGTGCAAAGCCAATGCGGTCAAGTTCTAAACTGCCTACCGTGCCAATTATCATCAGTAGACCGATTCCTTTAAGCAACCCATTCATACGATATGCGCCTCCTTAAATGCTTCATTAATCTTCTCTTCCGGCCAGCCTAGCGTGTTGGCCAAGTAGAACCGGAACCCCTCTCTATCAATAGAAAAGGTTCGTCCCTTTTTGCCTTCCGTTTGCCAGCACTGCGCGAAGGGGAACTTATCTCTTGCGATGCATTCCCGGACCGCGGTCATAGTTCTTCCCAATACCGTGGCCATCTGGCACACGGCAATTGTTTTAGTTATCATAAGTAACTCCTTCCTACCAGTGATAAGC